CGTTCCGGCGAGAAAAAGTTCGTTGCGCAGCTGGGGCCCGGGAGTTGCCAGCCGCGGCGGATTGGATTTTTCGCGGAGCGCTCGCGTTTCGAGCCGCGGGCGGCTGGTTGTGTCGGGAGCGCTCGCGTGAGCGAGGTGAGCGAGGTCTACTGGCTGGTCGCGCGGCAGGTGTGCACGGAGGCGGAGCTCGTGGTGATCGAGTTGCGGGATCGTCGGCATCTGTCTGATCGGCGGATCGCGATGGTGCTCGGGATCTCGAGGTGGGCGGTGCGTGACCGGCTGGATAACGCGGATCGGAAGATCGCTTCGGTGCTTGGCGACGGCACGGAGCCGTCGGCGGCGTGACGACGTTCCCGCGTGGCCATAGCGCGTACATGCAGCGGATCGAGAATGCGAAGCTGATCGCGGAGCTCGAGCCGGGCGAGCGGCCGGTGATCGTCGGCGTCACGTCGACGAGGTTCGAGTTTCCGGATCCGGTGGACATGCGTGGGATTCCGGCGCTCGGGCCCGGCGTGGGTGGGACGATGCGGGGGACGCAGCCCGAGGCGCGCGCGACCCGATGACTTTCTCGCTTGACGTCGTCCGGTCTGGGTTGCACACTCCGTCTCGCCTGCTGAGCGACGGAAGCTCGAGCCGTTCAAGAGCCAGACGCCCGCCAGCCCGCCCACTGCGACAGCTATGCCCACAGCCGGCCACCAGGCCGGTTTTTTCATGCCCTCGCGCTCAACACAACACGGCGATTTCGTCGCGACGGTCCGCGTCTTCATCGGCGGGGACGGCCAGTGGCATTGGCAGGCGAAGTCCGCGAACCATCAGATCGTCGCCGCTTCGGGCGAAGGCTTCCTTCGCAGCTCGTGGGCGGTCGAGTCGGCGGTTCGCGCGTTTCCTGAAGCCAGGCTCGTCGTCGATGGCCGCCAAGAGGACGCGGACGAATGAGCCGGAGCCTTTGGTTCGTTGTGCCCGCGCACCGTCGGGTCGCGCTCGCACGCGTCTGTCTGCGCCAGTTGCGCCGCACATGCGACGCGCTCGCCCAGGAAGGCGTCGAGGCGTCCGCGGTCGTGATCGCGTGCGACGAGAACCTCGACACGGCGCGCGGGCTCGGCTTCGCGACGGTCGAGCGCGCGAACCAGCCGCTTGGCGCGCGCCTGAACGACGGCTACGAGTTCGCCGCCTACTCGAAGGTCGAGTTCGTCGTGCCGTTCGGGTCGGACGACTGGATCGATTGGAGGCTGCTCGTCGACCTTCCCGCGTCGCTCTCGGTCCGCTGTCACCGGCTGTCGGCTGCCGTCGACGCGACGTGCTCGCGGCTCGTCCGGCTGCGGATCCCGTACGCGGGCGGCGACGGCGTCCGCGTCTACCCGGTCGAGCTCTTCGCGCGGCTCGGCTGGCGGCCGGTCGAAGAGCAGCGCCGTCGCGCGATCGACGGGTCGACGCTCGCACGGCTGATGCGCGCCTGGCCGAAGCTCAAGCTCGACTACCGCGACCTGCACCCGCTGCAGATCGTCGACTTCAAGTCGCAGCGTGACCAGCTCACCTCGTATGACGCGCTCGCCTGCGAATATGCCGTCGGCGCCGAAGACGACGATCCGCTCGCCGCGCTTGCCGAGCACTATCCGGCCGTCGCGATCGACGAGATGCGCGCGCTGCACGCTCGGGCGATGGTGGCCGCGTGACCGCGCTCGCGACGACCGAGCCGGCGTTCTACGACCGCGCGATGACCGACGCGCACGAGCCGGCGATGCTCACGCTCGAGGCATCGCCATGGCGGGAGCTCTACGTCCAGGCCGCGTCGCTCATCACGCCCGATGCGCCGGTCGTCGACCTCGGCTGCGGCACGGGACGCTTCGCCGAGCAGTTGCGCCGCGCAGGCCACCCGCGCTACACCGGAATCGACTTCTCGCCCGCGGCGATCGCCGAATGCAAGCGCTATGTGCCCGAGGTAGCTGACCGCTGGGAGGCCGACTTCCGCGTCATCGACTTGCGCGCCTGGGGGCCCGGCGACCGGTCGAGCACGACGGTGTACACGTGCCTCGAGACGCTCGAGCACCTCGAAGACGACGTCGATCTGGTCGAGCGGATCCCGGTCGGCCATGAGTTCGTGTTCAGCGTCCCGAACTACGGCGGCGTTGCGCACCTGCGCTGCTTCCAGAACGTCAGCGACGCGTGGCGCCGCTACGGGCACCTGCTCGAGTTCCGCGCGTGGCTCCGCGTCGGCGACGGGCCGCGCAACTTCGTGCACCTCTACCGGTCGGTGCGCAGAGGCGACGCGTGGGTGTGAGCGTGAGCACGCGGCCGCGTCTGACCGTCGACGAGCTCGAGCAGCTCGACGTCAGGGACGCGTGGGCGCACTACCTCTCGGCGACGCGTGACCTCGACGGCCGCTATGAGGAGGTCGAGCCGTGGGCGTGGGATCGGCTGCAGGCGCGGCTCGCGCGGATCCGGAAGCGCGGCCGCTCGCTTCGTAGGCCGGCGAGACCGGTGGAGGACGCATGACCGGGCTCGTGCTCGAGAACACGCCCGCGGGATGGGGCTCACGCGCGTCGGCGCCGACCGCGCACGAGGCGGCCGGCTGGACACGTGAAGGACAGCAGGAACGCTTTGCGCGCGTGCTTGCGGCGATCGATGTCCGCGAGGGCGAGTCGCTGCTCGATTTCGGCTGCGGCACCGGAGCGCTCGTCGACCATCTGCCCGCCGGCGTCGAGTACGTCGGCTACGACTGGTCGACCGCGCTCATCTGGCGCGCACGCGCCGACCATCCGGGCGTCACATTCCGCGATCGCGAGCCGACCGGGCTCTTCGACGCGATCGTGTGCATCGGCCCGTTCAATCTCGCGGACCGTTGGTCGAAGCAGCACACGTGGTGGACTCTGCGCTGTCTCGCCGAGTTCGCGAGGCGCGCGCTCGCCGTCTGCCTTTACGCCGGCGACGACCCGGCGTGCATCCGGTATGAGCTCGACGAATGCGAGGAATTCACGCGTAGCGTCGCGGCGCGCGAGCGGACGGTCGAGCGGTGGCGAACGAACGACATCCTCGTGGTGGTCGAATGGTGATCGTTACCGCGCATCAGCTCAACTTCCTGCCGGGCCTGTCGGTGATCGAGCGGATCCGTCGGGCTGACGTTGTGATCTGGCTCGACGCCGCCCAATACGTGCGGCACTCGTTCGTGAACCGCAACCGGCTCGGCGACGGCGCCTGGATGACGATCCCTGTAGACGAGCACGACACGTTCGCGCCGATCAACCGCGTCCGTATTGCCGACCCGACCGGCAGGCAGCGCGAGAAGATCGCGCGCAGACTGGAGCACGAGCTAGGCGACGCTGCGGCGCCGTTCGCACGCGAGCTCCGCAGGCCGTACGAGATGCTCGCTGGCCTCAACTACGCGCTCATGCAGCACGTCTTCGCCACGCTCGACGTGCAGGTGGAGCAGACGTTCCAGTCGCTGCTTGACCCGCATCACGCGATCCCTGTCTGGGAGAAAGACGACGTCGAGATGCCGCCCGTGAAGGAGCGGTTCGCATCGATGGCCGCGCAGCTCGGCGCGACCGTCTGGCTGTCTGGTCCGTCTCAGCATTTCGGTGAGGAGTGGCGGTTCGCGGCGCGCGGGATCCGTGTCGAGACGTATCGGCACGAAGGGCCGAACCCGTCCGCACTCGAACTGCTCCGCACCGTGAGGGCCGCAGCATGAGGATCGCCGCGCTGCTCGCCTGGTATGACGAGCCGATCCCGATGCTCACCCGCTGCATCCGGTCGCTCGCCGGCATCGCCGACGTGCTCATTGCATTCGACGGTCGCTGGTCGCTCTTCCCAGGCGAGTCGCCTACGTCACCGAAGATGCAATACGTCGCCGTTATGGCTGCCGCCGAGGACGCCGATCTCCTGCTCGTGACGGCCTCGCGCGCATGGGAGACGCAGGTCGAGAAGCGCGCCGCGCTCTTCGCTGCCGCGCGGAACGTGCGCGCCGACTGGACGCTCGTCATGGACGCAGACAACTACGTCGAACAGGCCGCTCCGGACGCGCTCCGCGCTGAACTCGCGGAAACCGAGCGTGACGTGCTGATGGCGACTGTGCATGGGCGCAGCCACGACCGGAAACGCCCGTATGGCGGTGAGGTTCGGCGGTTCTACCGTGTGCTGCCCGGGCTCACCGTCGCACGCGCACACAACGGCTATGTCACCGGCGACGGCCGCTGGCTGCTCGGCGACCACGCTTACGTCGAGCTCGAGCCGGCCGACCTGATCGCGCCTGACGTGCTGACGATCGCGCACGACGACACCCTCCGCGACTCGGATCGCAACGCTGCGCGGACCACGTATCGGGTCGCGCGCCGGCAGGCTCGCGAGGAGGCCTGGACGTGAACGCGTGTCTCGACTGCGGCCGCGCCTGCATCGGCAGCCGCTGCCCGACACATCAGGTCGCGGAGGATGCGCGCCGCAACGCGAAAGCCGCCGCCCACGGCCTCCACCGCGGCCACTGGCAACGCCTCCGCAAGCAACGCATCGAGGCCGCCGGCGGCCGCTGCGAGCTCGTCGCTGATGAGTTCTGCACTGGCGCGGCGACGACGGTGCACCTCGACCCGGCGCTCGAGGGGAACCATGACGTAGCGACGATCGACGACGTGCGCGCCGCGTGCGCGCACTGCCACGGCGTCGCGGACGCCCCGCGCGCGCACGAGACGGTGATCGCGTGACACTGAAGCCATTCACCGTCGACCACTTCGTCGGCTGGGCGCATGAGCTGACGCTCGACACGGGTGAGCGCTGGGTGGTCGAGGACTTCTTCGCCGAGTTCGTCGACGACTACTTCGAAGGCGTCCCGGAGTCGTGGCTGCTCGTGCCCGAAGGGAACGCGAAGACGACATCGCTCGCCGGGCTCGGCGTCTACCTGCTCGAGCACCGCTTCGAAGCGATGATCCCGTGGGCGGCGTCGTCGCGCGACCAGGCCGAGATCGGCTACCGGCAGGCGGACGGCTTCGTGCGCCGCTCGCCACGGCTGAAGTCGTTCCTGAAGTGCAAGGGCGGCTACCGGAGGATCGAGAACACGCTCACGTCTGGCCGGCTGCAGGTCTTCGCCGCCGATGACGGCACCGGCGACGGCGTGATCTTCACCGACGCGTTCCTCGACGAGCTCCACCGGCACAAGAACCTCGCGCTCTACCGGATCTGGCAGGGCAAGCTCGACAAGCGCGGCGGCCAAATGGCCGCGATCTCGACCGCCGGCGAGCCCGGCAGCGACTTCGAAGAGACCCGAGACCGGATCCGGCGCGAGACGCCGGTGATCGAGCGCCGCGACGGCTTCATCCGCTGCCGCTCCGCGCACATCTCCCTGCACGAGCACGCCGTGACCGATGGCGCCGACGTCGAGGACATGGCCGTCGTGAAGGCCGCGAACCCGGCGTCGTTCATCACCGAGAAGACACTCGCGAACAAGCGTGGCCGGCCGACGATGACGCCGGCGCACTGGCGCCGCTTTACGTGCAACCAGGCCACCCGCGGCGTCTCCGCGGCGATCACCGAGAAGGAATGGGCCGACGCGTTCAGCGAGATTCTGCCGCCCGAAGGCGAAGAGATCTGGGCCGGCCTCGACCTCGGCTGGAAGGCCGACACGACCGCGATCGCGCCGCTCTGGATGCGCGACCCGGAGTTCCGGCTGCTCTTCGGCGCCCGCATCCTTGTCCCGCCGCCGGAAGGGATGCTCGACTCGCGCGAGATCGAGCAGGCGTTCCTCGAGATCCACGAGCGCAACCCGATCCACACCGTCGTGATGGACCCGACGCGCGGCGAGACGATCTCGCAGTGGATCGAACGCGAGCTCGGCGCGGTCGTCGTCGAGTACAAGCAGACGCGGCCTCTGCAGGTGCTCGCCTACACGCGGTTCATGGACGGGCTCAGCAAGGGCTGGCTGAAGCACGACGGCAATCCCGAGCTGACGCGGCACGTGCTCAACGCGATCTCGTACACGCTGCCGCGCGGCGACACGATCTTCGACCGGCCGAACCCGTCACGGCGCAACCTCGAGGCGCAGACGCGCCGCGTGATCGACGCGCTCGACGCCGCCTCATTCGTGCACTCGACCGCCGTCGCAGAACTCTACGACGAAGAAGAGCTCGGCCTCTACGTCTTCGACCCGCACGAAGCGGTGGCCGCATGACGAAGCCGCTGCATCCGCCTGCCGATGCGAGCGACATCATGCCTCGCCTCGGGGCCGGAGTCGCCGCGATGCTTGCCCGAGCGCGGGCAGCGCTCACCGCGGGTGAGATTCTGATCCTCGTCGGGCTCGCGGCGACAGTCGCGGGCGTCGCGCAGATCTATGCGCCTGCCGGCCTGATCTTCGGCGGCCTGCTTGCAACCGCGCTCGGCGTTGGCGCACTGAGGAGGGGCCGATGAGCATCATCCGCGACAGCATCAGCGGGCTCGCGCCGCGCGCGATGTTCGACCCGCTCCCAGGCCCGGGCGTGCAGGGAGCGCTCTCGGACACCGGCAGTGCGTCGCTGCTCGGCTCGTTCCGGATGGTCGACAGCTTCGGCGTCGCCCGCTGGACCACCTACCGCGAGATCTATCTCACGAATCCGTGGGTGTTCGCGGCCGTCAACAAGCACCGGCGCTCGCTCGCCCGGATGCCGCTGAACGTTGCGACGCTCGACAGCGACGGCGTCAAGTCCGTCGTCAACAGCGACCTGCCGCAGACGCCGGGACGGCCAGCTGGGCCGCTGACCCTCGACAAGGTGCTGAAGACGCCGCTCGGCGGCCTCTCCCGCGGTGCGATGGTTTCGAGCGGGCTCGGCGACAGGCTCGTCTATGGCAATGGCCTCTGGGAGATCGTCCGCGACAGCCGCGTCCCCGCCGGGCTGCCGCTGGCGCTGAAGCGGATCCGCTGGCGCTACCTCACGCACGTCGAGCAGGACTCCGACGGCTTCGTTCTCTACTACGAGTTCCGCGAGCCGAAACGGGAGCCGCGCCGGCTCGGCCCGCAGGACGTCGTGCACTTCGGCTACGGCAGCGACGGCGAAGGCGCGCTCGGCGTCAGCCCGCTCGAGTCGTGCCGGTACACGCTCGCGCTCCATGACGCGGTCATCCGGCATCTGATTGCCTATTTCGCGAACGCTGGCCGCCCGTCGGGCAATTTCAAGGTCGAGCGGCTCACGCCCGACCGTGCACGCGAGATCCGGCAGCTGATCACCGAGCTTTACGCGTCGCCGGAGAACGCCGGGAAGATCATGGTCAGTTCGGGCGACTGGCAGCCGATCAGCGACCAGCTGCAGACGCAGCCGATCATCGACCTGATCCACAACTCGCGCGAGGAGATCGTCGCCGTCTACGCCGTCCCGCCGACCGAGGTCGGAATCCTCGACCGCGCGATCAAGTCGAACGCGAAGGAGATGCGCCAGTCCTACTTCCGCGACGGCCTCGGTCCCTGGGCGGCCGAGCTCGAGCAGGAGATCGCCGCGCAGCTGCTGCCGCAAGTTCCGTCATGGTCGACCGGGGTCTGCGTCGACTTCGACATGGCCGAAGCGCTCCGCCCGGATCTCGAGGCGCTGGCACTCGTGCTGCAGCGGCTGAGCTTCGTCTACACGATCGACGACTCGCGGCAGGAGCTCGGCCTGCAGCCGCTCCGGATCAAAGGCGTGACCGACGTGCCCTGGTCTATCCCGGGCTCGCAGCCGATGAGCGCGGGCGCGAACGGCCGTCAGGCAGCGCCGCCGCCCGACACCGGCTACCCGTCTGCTGAATCGAACGGCCATCGAAACGGCCATGACAACGAACTGGAGGGACTGCTCACATGAGCGTCATCGAGAACACGAACGCTGTGAGCGGCCCCGGAGACGGGGCCGTTTCTTTGGACCAGGAAGACGTCCGCTACCGGCACATCGTGCGCGAGGTCGCGCGGAAGCCGTGGGCGATGCTCCCATCGACGCTCGCCGTCATGGTCGATCTGCTCCGCTACCGGTCGGCCGGCCACAGGCTCACGCGCGCCGAGATCGACGAACGGATCTCCGAAGGGCAGTCGCGCTCTGCCGCACGCCGAGGCGCCGCACGTCCGGCCGGCAGCGTCGCCGTCATCCCGCTCTACGGGATCATCGCCGCCCGCGCCGCGGCGTTCCAGTCGGTCTCGAGCCCGAACGGCACGAGCGTCGAGGAGTTCACGCAGATGTTCCGGGCCGCGCTCGCCGACGACGGCGTCGACTCGATCCTGATCGAGATCGATTCACCCGGCGGCTCCGTCGATCTCGTGCCCGAGCTGGCCGCTGAGGTGCGCGCTGCGCGCGGGAAGAAGCCGATCGTCGCGATCGCGAACACGCTCGCCGCGTCAGCCGCGTACTGGATCGGCTCGCAGGCAGACGAGCTCGTCGTGACGCCGTCGGGCGAGGTCGGCTCGGTCGGCGTTTACGCGGCGCACGAGGATCTGTCCGGCGCGCTCGAGCAGGAGGGCGTGAAGGTCACGCTGATCAGCGCCGGCAAGTTCAAGACGGAGGGCAACCCGTTCGAGCCGCTCTCCGAAGAGGCGCTCGCCTACTTCCAGTCGCAGGTCGACGACTTCTATTCGATGTTCGTCGCCGACGTCGCGAAGGGCCGCGGCGTCGCCGTCGGCGATGTCCGTGACGGCTACGGACAGGGCCGCGTCGTCTCCGCAGCCGACGCCGTCAAGGCCGGTATGGCAGACCGGGTCGCGACGTTCGACGACACCGTCGCGCGGATGATGCGCGGCACAGCGCCCGCACGACGTGCAGCGCTCGAGGGCGCGACCGTCGAGCGGGTCGCGCTCGAGCCCGGCGACCGGTTGCTCGTCTATCTCTCCAACGAGCACCCAACGCTGGAGCAGGTCGCAGCGATTCGCGACGCGGTCGAGGCCTGGGCGCCCGGCCACAAGGCGCTCGTCATGGCTGGCGGGGTGAGCCTCTCGATCCTCAACGGCTTCGTCGAGACCATCGACGCAGCCGATTCCGAAGAGGCGACCTACACGAGCGTGACGCTGCCCAGCGGCCACCTCGACGACGACTTCAACGCGCTCGACTTCGAGAGCGCGGAGACACACCTTGTCGGCTCGGCCGACGAGACCACGCGCGAGCTCACGGCACGACTGCTCGACCGCGAGACGCGCACGACCAAGGAGGAACAATGAAGACGCTCGACGCCGAGCTGAAAGAGGTGACCGCGCGCGTCCGCGAAGTGGACGGCAAGGTCGCCGAAAAGCAGGAGGCGTACGACAAGATGCTCGACGAGGCGCGCGCGTCGGGCACTTCCCTCGCGGATCTCGCCGCGGACAAGCGCGAAGGGCTCATCGCCGCAGGGCGCGAGCTCGACGGCCTGAAGGACGACCAGATCCAGCTCCGCGACCTGCAGCAGTCGCTGATGTCGCGCATCGGCGGCAGCGACGACGGCCGCGCGGGCTCGATCGGCGACCTCGCCTCGCTGTTCACCGGCTACAAGATCGGGTCGCTCGCCGACGCGATCTTGAAGCACCCCGCCTACGCGTCGCTCACGCCGGACGCGCTGATGGGGAACGGCGCAATCGGCAGCTCGCTGCCGGGCATCGAGGTGCTCAACCGCGACGCGCTCGTCCGCGCGTTCAAGAGCGGCCGGTCGTGGTTCAACGCCGCCCAGATGTTCGCGGCAGCGACCGCCGACCTCGACGCCGGCATCCCGCTCGACCAGCGGCTCTACCCGCCGATCGAGATCCTGCGGCGGCAGATCCGGCTGCTCGACCTGATCACGATCGGTGCCACGAACGTCGAGGCTGTCGTGTTCGCGCAGCAGACCGTCCGCACGGCGGCCGCCGCAGAGACAGCGCTCGGCGTCGCGTACGGCGAGGCGTCCTTCGACTTCGAGAAGGTCACCGCGAACGTGCAGTCGATCGGCCACTTCACGACCGCGTATCGCGAGAACATCGCGGACGCGGCCCAGTTCGAGACGATCATCGAGAGCCAGCTGCAGGAGGACGTCATGCTGAGGCTGGAGGCTCAGATCCTCGCGGGCGACGGCACCGGCAACAACCTGCCGGGCATCCTCCACACGAGCGGCGTCCAGTCGGTCACGCGTGACACGACGAACGAGCGGCGCGTGGAGGCGATCCACCGGGCGATCACCGAGGTCAGGCTCGCGTTCCGGGAGCCGTCGGCGATCGTCCTGCACCCGAACGACTACCAGGAGACGCTGTTCGAGAAGGCCGGGTCCGATTCGAGCGGCAACTACGTCTGGCTGGGAGCGCTCCAGGGGCTGCAGGGCGACACGCCGGCGACGCTCTGGGGCAAGCCGGTCGTCGTGTCCCCGGTCGCCGTCGAGGGCACAGGCATCGTCGCGTACTGGAAGGACGCCACGTTGTGGCAGCGGTCGGGCGTGTCGATCCGGATCTCGGACTCGCACTCCGACTACTTCACGAAGCGGCAGGTCGCGATCCTCGCCGACATGCGCGGAGCGTTCTCCGTGCAGCGGCCGGGCGCGTTCTGCGAGGTGCTTGCGCTCTAGTGAGCGAGCTCGACCTGATCAAGGTCGACCGGTTCGTCCGGGCGGTGGTCGACGGCCGCATCGTCGTCCGCCGCCCGGGAGACCGGGTGGACCGAGAGCTTGCAGAGCGGCTCGGCCTCATCGAACGGCCGCGCACGCGTTCCGGCGAGGTGCGGCCGCGCAGGCCCGCCGGCGCACGACCAGCGAAACGGAGCATCTGATGGCGCTCTATCTCTCACCTACAGCCGACGATGCTGCGGTAGACGCAGCGCTTGCCGAGCTCAAGGCGAGTCTTAGCCGCACGGCAACGTTCGAGGATAACGACATGAAGCGTGCGCTGAAGTCGTGCTCGCGCGCTCTCGACGGCCTCTGCAACCGGCGCTTTTGGCAGGACGCCGAAGACCAGACGCGCTACTACAGCCCGCTCAAGCGCATTGTCCTCGACATCGACGACATCTTCGAGACGCCCACACGCGTGTCCGCATCGAACTTCGTCGGCACCTTCGACGACGTCGGCGGCGTCGACTGGACAGACCTCACCGACTACACGCTCGTCCCCGACAACGCACCGCTCGACGGTCGCCCCTACGAGCGGATTCAGTTGCGGCCGTATCCGTTCTCGAGCCGGTTCATGCCGGTCTGGACGCAACGGTCGATCCGCGTGATCGCGAAGTTCGGCTGGCCGACCGCGCCCGACGCGATCGAGGAAGCGATGAGCATCCTCGTCCCGAAGTTCGTCATGCGCACCAGGCAGGCGCCGTTCGGGATCGTCGCCGTCAGCATCGGCACCGACAACAGCGCCGCGATGCGCATCGCGCGCAGCGACCCGGATGTCACGTGGCTGCTCGAGAGCGCGCAACTCGTCCGAAACGTCTTGGTCGCCTGAGCCATGCTCGACGTCGTCGCCATCCGGCAGGGCCTCGCCGGCAACCTTGCCGCGGTCTTTCTGCCCGACCACGCGCACGTGTACGCGAACATGGTCTCCGACCCGGGCACGCCGTCGCTGCAAATCTGGCCCGACGAGATCGACTACCACCAGACGCTCCAGCAGGGCGTCCAGACCGGTCTCTTCATCGTGCAGGCCCTCGTCGGCGTCACCGGCGACC